CCTTTGTCTCAGAGGAGGAGTCCAATGGGATAACCACATTTATCTTTCACTTCAAGACAGCATGGACTATGCCGGAAGGAATCATAAACTCTATGGTTCAAATGTGCAAGGCATTGAAAGTGCAGGTTGAGATTCAGAGTGAGGAAGAGGGGTGTTTCTTTGACTGCCTTACTACAATCAAGCCAAACTACTACGAGGTAAATATTGGTGAGCCTTTCTACTACCTAGAAGATAAGGATGGAAACATCATTAAAATCACCAATGATATCGAAGATGAGGAGCTGAGAGCACTCGGCTTAGACCCGGATGAAATCACTGGAAATCAAAGAGGTTTCGTGTGCGACAACACTGGGGATTTGTTTATTGATTTTAAAAGAACTAAAGCAAAGGTTTATGCAGCAGGAGAAAAGGCTTAATATCACACAAAAGGTTCTCGGGTTTATCAAAAGAGAAAAGCCCGAGCACCTGCACCAAATCCAATCATTTGTGAGAGCGGTAAGCAACGCTAAGAGTGACACCAATGAGGGGTTCTATTCAAGTAATCTTAAGAGGTTACTAGACCGAGGATTAATCCATCGGATTCACACTGGTAAATACATAGTGACTGAACTCGGGGATTTATATATCGAAGACCGAATGGCTGCCAATAGGATTATAATCCAGGAGCACCACAAAATCAAAATCAAAGATGCGATAGAATTGCTAGAGCAAATCAAGCAGCAGCTCATTGATGGAGAGTACGAAGAAGGAGATGTAATCACCATAAAAGTTTAGTCATGAAATATTATATAACATACAACCCGGACAGCGAGAGGTTCGACCTGCGAGATAAGGAGCTGTGCAAAACAATTTTCTCATCGAGCTCAAGAGGCCAGTGTGAAGCTCGTCTAGAGCAACTGGTAAGCAAGACATACAAACCCGACATGGAGAGGGTGTACTACCTATGCGACCGCATGGATGATGTGCTTGAAGTTATACGCCAAAGATATGAGGGGGAATATGATCTAACTGAATATGATTTACGCCGCACCTTGCACATCCAGGCTCAGATTAAAATCGCACTTGGAATACCAGTAGAAAATAATTAAATTAGCAACACTAAATTCAATTCATTATGAGCAAATTAAATGCAGCACTTGTAAAAGTGCAGGCTGAGTTGAAAGCGCCGAAAGGTCAGTTCAACAAGTTCGGTAGCTACAACTATCGTAGCGCCGAAGACATCTTAGAAGCAGTGAAGCCGCTGCTTAGTACTAATGGTTTATCTATGACCATTTCAGATGAGGTCAAAGAGATGGCCGGAATCTTATTCATTGAATCTACAGTCCAGGTTACTGATGGCGAGTCCGCAGCAGAGGTGAAAGCCCAGGCAGGGATAGACCCTAACCGCAAGGGTATGGACATCGCTCAGTGCTTCGGGGCTTCGAGCTCATACGCACGGAAGTACGCACTCAATGGTATGTTCTTGATTGATGATACTAAAGACGCTGACGCTACCAATACCCACGGCAAGAAGACAGCTTCTGCACCAGTTAAAGACGGAGAGTGGTTTACTAAAGCGATAGACTATATCAAGAATAGCAAGGACAAGAAGCAAGCATTCGACATGGTACTCAGCAAGTACAAAGACTCTGCGAGTACCAAACAAGTAGAAGCACTGCAAAAGTTTGTGCGATAATGGAATTTGCTAAGCAACTACAAGATGCTACCGGGAAGGGATATCTTTCCTATAGCAGTATCAAACATGCTCTCAATGACATAAGGCTATGGGAAATGTACATGGCTGGTCAGCTGAGAAAAGAATCTCAAGCGCTGAGCTTTGGGAGCGTGTACGATACGCTCTTGTTTGAACCCAACGAATATCAAAACCGCTTCTACACTTTTGATGACAAAGAGATTTGCGCTGAGATTGGTGGTAAGAATCCTCGTGCTACGAAAAGGTACAAGGAATGGAAAGAAGAATTGTATGTCGATGCTAAGGCATTGGGCAAGGATGTGGTGTCGGAAGAGGACTACATCATGGCTATAGACATGATCTCAAGATTAGATGATTGTGGACTGCTCGACAGCCATCTCACTGGTGAAGTCCAGGTGGAATTTAATACTTGGATTGAAGACATTCCGGTTCGAGGGTTCTTGGATTGCAAAGTACCTGGTACTATCATAGACAGCAAGAGCACCCGTAGTATCGGAGGTTTTAAACGAGATGTGTTTTCTTTTAGCTATGACATTCAAGCCTACATCTACACATCAGTTTATCCCGGCAATGATTTTGCTTGGGTAGCGCAGGAGAAAGCGTACCCCTACTTACCTGCGTTGATACACGCAAGTGATGAAACACTTCGTAGTGGAGAGTTTAAGTTTTGGAAAGGTGTTGATGCTATTAAAGAGCACTTCCAACTCGACCGACCTGCCACTACTTTTTACAAAGAATTCTATGTTTAATTTAATATCTATATCATGAGCCAAAACGAGAATGTTTTAGCCGGATACTTCAATGAGATGAAGGTCTGGAGTGACACGGACAGCAAGTTCGTGCCGTTTACAACTGGTGTAAGCGGAGAGTTTAGTTTCACCCTCGATGAACTTGAGGATGTGAAGAAGTTTGCAACCCATAATGCAAAGACACCGCGAGTTTACTTTGAACTCAAGATGTCTCGCAAGACTGGGCGTCCTTACGCAATCGTAAAAGACCCTAGTACCTGGGGAAAGAAAGAAGATAAGCAGCCAGCGACCCAAGAGGATAGCGATGGTCTGCCGTTCTAAGATCGAGGACACCTTATATCTAATGGTATGTTTTACGTGGGGAATGGAGCGTGTTGGCTCTGTTCCCCCAACGTACCGAGCCAAGAGAGGTGGCAGAGAAATATCGTTTACGATAGATGTGGTTAAACACAAAGACAAAACACTGTGCTTGCCTAACAAAGGAGAGAGTGACTACAAGATAGTCATCATACCAAACAAAGTTGGAGACAACCTAATCTTACTAGAAGGTAAAGATGTTTGGGGTCGGGAGACCATGACCTTTGAGGAGATAGCGAAACTGATTAAGTATAAAGAGCGAATCGAATACAAAAATGGAATATAATTTAGAAGACGTACCCCACTACTACATAGGAGAGCATAAGGCGATTGAAGCTATGGATGTTGTGTTGGATTTTCAGAGGAGTAATTACAATGTAGGCACAGCGCTTACCTATCTTATGAGGGCCGGGAAGAAACCAGGCAATCCAATGAAACAAGACATCATTAAAGCAATAGTACACCTTAAAAGAGAACTCGACCTTATCGACTATGAAAGTAACCATCTACCAATCAATAACGGATACCAAGAATCCCTTTCACATTCCACTTGGTACAGCACTACAACGAATCAAGTCCGGAAAGAGTAAGGACATAGTCGAGAAGATACGAGACACTGGAGAGAAAGACCTTAAGATATCATTACCTGCTGTATTGTTTAGCGGGGTTTTTGAGGAGCGTAAGGATGCTGGGTTAAAGCAGCATAGCGGATTTATTGTACTTGATATTGATGACCTCAGCAATCCTAGGGAAGTAAAGCAAACTCTATCCCTGGACTCTTATGTTTACTCGTGTTGGCTATCGCCTAGCGGTAAAGGTGTGAAGGCTTTGGTCAAGATCAATGACAGCACCAGACACCGAGAACATTTCTTTGCCATCGAAAACTATTTCGACAATCATTATAATATTGTAGTTGACCCCACCGGCAAGAATGTATCGAGAGCCTGCTACGAAAGTTACGATAGTGAACTGTATCTAAATGAAGACAGTGAAACCTTTACCGCTTATGTGAGTGAAGAGAAGAAAGAATCTAAGCCCAAGCAGGAGCTCATTAAACCTCAAGAGTACACCGACTATAACAAGCTGAACATAGCAGCGTCTATGATACGGAATGCGGTGGACGGAGAGAAGCACCACGCCTTGTATAACGCAGCTCGATTGTGTGGCGGATACATTGCCGGAGGTAAGATGATTGAGGAAGAAGCTATCCGGGTGCTAGAGTATGAGATATCACTGAGAGATATCAAGGATTTCGATCATGCTAAGAGGACCATTAGAGACGCGCTGAACGAAGGGAAGGGAATGCCTATCCACGAGGTATTGACCTTTGAAAAAACTGAGCAACGTAAGCAGCGCGTGAAGAGTGGCGACATGAGTTTCATTGCGCCCACTGACGATGACTTTAAATGGATTGAAGACTTTGCTCAAGGTAAGATTGAGATGGGGTTGACCACCGGAAGCGATACCCTAGATAAACACTTTAGATACAAAAGAGAGTTCACTATACTCAACGGGCATAGCAACGTGGGTAAGACTACCTTTGTGATGTACCTCATGGTGAACTCAAGCATCAAGCACGGGTGGAAGTGGTGTGTATACTCATCCGAGAATGCTACTGCCAGTACGAAGATGAGGTTGATGGAATTTGCTACCGACCGAAAGGTAGACCGCATGTCTCGCAGTGAGTTGGCTAGTGCGTACAACTGGGTGAACAAACACTTCGTGTTCTTTAGTAACAAAGACATGTATTCTTTCCACGATATCCTGGCTTTCACCGATAAAGTTAGAGAGAGTCAAAAGATAGACGCACTATTCATAGACCCGTATAACTCACTTAAGATTGACATGGGGCAGCACTCTAAGATTGGGATACATGAGTATCACTACGAAGCTGCATCGGAACTTTTAAATTACAGCGTCAACAACGAACTCGCAATTTGGTTAAACACTCATGCTGTAACTGAGGCGCAGCGACGAAGGATGGGTGAAGGCTATCCAGTTGCGCCTTACGCTGAGGACAGTGAGCACGGTGGCAAGTGGGTCAACCGCTGCTCCTGCTTCCTCACAATACATAGGAAGGTCCAGCACCACGACCCTATGGTAAGAAAGACCACTGAGTTCCATGTTCGTAAGGTGCGTGTGGTTGAAACTGGTGGTACACCGACGCCATTATATGATCCAATAGAGTTCCAAATGAACATCACTAACACCGGGTTCTACTGCACAAACGATAGAGGCAAGAGGTTCTTCACTCCTATCAGTGAGCAGTTTGAAAACTACATTCCGCCGAGCTCAGCTGAGGACGCGTTTGATATGACTAATGTAATATGAGAAGAAAGAAGAAGACCGGAGCGGTAAGACACAAGAAATCAAAGCATGATGGTATAGAGTTCCAGTCAAGCCTTGAGTTGTACTGCTACAAAAAACTAAAATCTAGTGATTTATCTTTTGACTATGAAGGTCATAGGTTCGAGGTACTAGAATCTTTTAGACACGAAGGGTTCTATGGTAAGAAGGCAGCTCGTGGATTCAGCTTGAAACAAAACAAGTTGATACGGGCTGTCACTTACACCCCAGACTTTGTGAGTCACAAACATAGGTTCGTCATCGAGACAAAAGGATTTGTGCCATCACAGCACAGCTTCCCATTGCGTTTCAAAATGTTTCTCATGTGGCTAAAGAACAACGACATGGGGGACTATGATGTTTACATACCTAGAAACCAGAAGGAGGTTGACCAAGTGGTAGAACATATTGTTAATAACGTGTGATACATTAGTTGCTAATGGTCTGTAGTTTGCTGTAAATTATATACAAACAAACGGCCATGACTAAACACGAATTATCTAGACTCTATCACGACGCTTGTGAGAATGCTCACAAGGAGATCGTTGAGCTCTATGAATCGTGTCATGAATCCAATGGTGACCCGGTGTGTGACACTGAGAAAATCATCTACATCCTGCAACGAGTGAATCAAAGGGTAAGGATAGAGCTTGACCTAATCAAGACTGCCGTCATTGAACATCACGAAACAGATGGCAGAGAAGTTTAGATGCGCGAAGTGCAAAAAGCACAAGACCAGGGAACACTTTCATAAAGACAGAAGCAGACCCACTGGTGTACAAAGGTATTGCATGCCTTGCAAGAAGCAAGCTGATGTACACGGAAAGAAAGAGCTCGACGGAAAGTTTATACTCTACTACCTACCAAAGGAGCGGTACATAGGCATGACGAAGAACTTTTCTAGAAGGATAAATCGCCACAAAGAAAACGGAAAGAATGTAGAGTGGGCTTTTGTTGTAGTCAAAACCAGACACATGAAGCTAGCGCATCTACTAGAAACACTGCTTCACATGGTCGGATTTAATGGGTTTAGATATTAGGGATATCGAAGTCTACGTACTCGATAGTCAAGTCACCATCCTCTGCAGCATCGGCTAGGTCCGGATATATTCTCCGGTAAGCATCAACCGATGAACCAATGAATCCCTCCTTAGTTATATTCTGCTGCGAGTGATCGCCTACTAATAGGCAACCAGCAGTATGGTCATCAGTATTCCCAGTATGAATAAGTATGTACTCAAAGTTTGGGACGTCGCGTACCCAAAGCATGCCACGATGAAACCCACCATACTTTCTAGTATAGCGGGAGTGAAATCCACCGATGGTTCTAAGCGTGACTTTATACTCTCCTGCAGGGACTCGTGTTTCTCCATATACTTTTTCTTCTCTGTGCTCATCTTCTAATGTGAATGCTAAGAAGTCTCTGTTGCCGTCTGTTACATCGAACAACAACCCTAGTGTACTGTCTTCTTGCGAAGAAAATCTTACTACTTGTAGTTTCATTTTGTGTTTCCTCTTTTATCAATTGTTCTTACTGCAAAGTAACCACCAACAACGGTAACGCTAAGCATGTTCCATAGATTGATCCACGCCCCGTTAACATCTACCAATCCGAAGCCATCAAAGAACGTCATCAGTACTAGGAAAACCACAACCACCATGAGTGTGAGTGGGCGTACATTCTTAGACAGCCAAGACGTAGATGCCATGTCTGACTGCCAACGCTTACTAATCTCTTGTTCAATCTGAGCTTTCGCTGCAGCCTTTTCTTCTGGAGTAGCAACAAACTTATCCACGATATTACCTACCGCATCTACAGTTTCTTTTGCACCACCCCCTAGAATCTTTCCAATAATATTACTCATCTCCTAAATCTAAAAAATAATTTCTAACCATTCCATCACGGTATGCTTTCCATGGATAGATACCGCCATCGTATGTGCCTCTAGAATTTCTATTGTAAATAGATTTCAAAGCACTAATCTTTTGTGCGTTTGTCATTCGCTCGTAAGAGCTGCTTGAAACAAACTTCTTAATCTCATTGTATCTGTATGTACCGAACATCTTCATCATAGCATGTGCATCTTTAGGCATCACGTCAATGTAGTGCGGTTCGTTTACATTCAATCTATAGTAAGCTGATTCACTCTTGGTGAGTTGAATCTTTAACTTACCCACCGGCATAGGATATCCAGGGATCACATCAGTGTCACCAGTCTCTTTGAACAAGTTGTATATCTCAACCTTTACCGGGTCAGTAGAACTGATTCTAGATTTGAATACACCGAAGGTATTGTACAACCAAGGGTACTCATCTCCATCACCGATCATCAATGAGCCACCACCCTCTGGAGTTTGCGTGATTGACTCACCCCAAATATTCACACGAGGTATGACCTGCTCGCCAGTACCCAGGTAGTTGAATGTCTTATCACGCAAGATGTTGTCAAGCACGTTGAAGAAGTCTGCGTTAGGATGTCTGTAGTCCGGAAGATACTCGCGACCAGAGCGGTAGAATGCACTGAGTGAGTTCGGAAGAATCACAGAGAAACCAGAACGCGAAATGTTCTCAAGGTACTTAGTGAGCTGGCGCTCGCTTGGGTCAGCAAGAAGCTTAATGATACCGTCAATACCAGTAAGGAAAGACTGGTTCATCATAGAACCTAACACCCCGGGAACAACACCCGTTAAATCTGCAAGGTAATCCATGAAGTTGTCTGAGCGGTTAAGTACTCTAGACTCCATCTGCGCATCACGCATTGTGGACTTCAAGCCTACTGCTTGGGCTGCCATTACCGCACCACCAAGACCAAGCTTCTGATAGTTAAACCATACATCATTCACTTGAAGTGTAGGGTCTTCACCTTTCAATAGTCTATTGATACCGGTGATGTTGATCGAGTTGGGTGGAGCGACCGAGTATTTCAAATCTCTTTCTCTTGCAACGTCAGCATCTACCGGAGTAGTAATCAATCCGCTTTCCATCAATCGCTGTGTGGCTTTATACATCAGCCAGCTCATGAATGCTTTCGACAACAACTCGGCAAGCTCGCGCTGAGATACTCTCCCTCTTGCGGCTTTCTTGATAGCAATGGTAGCAATAGGTATAGCAGGGTGTGCTAGCTGAATACTTTGAGCGAGGATGTTAGCCGGAGTCTTAACGTACGGCATGTGCATACGCACTACAACACGGAAGGCATTCTCTAATACACGACTGCGCTCCCCAATTAAATCAGCGGTTCTTGTTATAGCCTTGTTCAACCATGTAGCAAACTGGTTGTCCTCTTGGAACGTAACCTTTAGCCCTGCTTGTGTTGCCTTGTTTCTGTACTCTTCATTTGGATACCTCAAGAATCTATTCAACTCATCACCGCTAAGTCCTAAAGACTTACCGACTCTGTATAGTTCGTATCCCTCCATGAATTTAAAGAACGGCACATCACCAAACGCCAGCAGTCTGAACATGAGGTTTGCTGGTGTACCACCAACTGCCTCTAGGAATTTCTTAGCACGGTAATCAATCTGATCTAATTTAGTACCGTTCTTCACAGCGTCCGGAAGCTTGTCGCTGTTCGCCATTATCAAACCGAATGCTTTGATGGGCGCCAGCTGAAGCTGCATGTTGTACTCAAACTTATCGTTAGGTACAGTCTCTCCAATAGCGCTCTTGTATGCGTCTTTAATACCAACACCAAACTGTTTACCAGCGTAGATTGCTGCAGTTATAGAAGGTGGTAACGATGCTATACTAGGGTCAACATCTTTCCCCATGCTCTTGCGGATACCGTTAATCAAAACCTCAGCACCATACCCAAGAGTCTTGTCTAGCATTAGGATAGGTAACGTAGAAAGGTTGGCAGTAACGTTGACCATCTGCGACACCGGAGTAAGAAGGTTACCTTGAATAAGTAAACCAATTAGTTTACCCCATGTCATAGCATACTTGCTATTGAATTCATTTAGTCGTTTGTTGGCCTCAGATACCCTGCGTTTAGCGTCCTCTAATCTTCCCTCAATCTCTCCAACACGGTCCATATCTGTGGTTTCCGAAAGCTCTTTGATCAATGCTTGAACATCTTGCTGACCATCAAACAAATCATCAACAATAGCACCCATCTCTTCGTACTCTGTGTCAGAGAGGGTAGTGCCGTTTGCTTCGTACACACTGTCAACCAGGTCTTTCATTCCCTCTGGAGTCTGGCCTTTTATTTCACCGAACTGTCGTAACAATTGACCGACAGCTGTACCAGTTTCAAAGAACCTTTTCAGAACAGTACGGTACTCGGAAGTACGCCCCTGCTGCTGTAGTCTCTTGAGGTACTCAAGTGTTGCCAGAACACGGAAGTCTCCTCCGGCTAAAGAACCCATTGCGTCATTGATAACAGAGGGGTTATCTCCGTCAAACATAGCAACGTCTTTCATCTCAGCAAGGAGCTCCTCAATACTCATCTCTTCTAGACGCTCTTTGATCTCGCTAATCTTTTGAGGTTCATAGAATCTAGAAGGGTCTCTCTTAAGTTCTTCACGAACGGCTGCCTCGAAAGGAACATCTGGTCGTAGGTTCTGGAACATCTTGCGAGCGTGACGTCTCTCTCTAGTTTCGTCTAGTCTTGCGCGATCGCCGCTGTCTACATACCAGTCCGGGTTGAACACACCGCCGGCTCTTTCAAACACTTGGTCTTGAGCTTCTTCAAAGCTAATGTTACCCTTGCTATATTCTTGCCAGATAGCACGAACCTCTTGCTTGTTTTTCTTCTGAGCCTTGAAGCCTGCGGTAAACAAAGTACGTACGGCTTCCCATGTGATAGACTGCATCTCTCTTGCAAGTATACCTTTCTCGTCTGCTGCTCTACGGTATGCCTCTGCATACGCAAAGTACACGCCCTTGATACCGAGGTTTGAACTACCAGCCTTGACTTTCATAGCAGCAGTACCACCGCCGAAGTTGTGGAACACCTCTGTACTAGACCCTGCTAAAGGCAGTAACTCGGCGGCAGCAACAGCGTGGGTGTCAATCGTAACATCACCCTCCAAAGAGTTAGGGTTATTGATATTGTTGAAGAATGAACGCACCTTGTGTTGGTCACCAACCTGCTTGTCGATGTTTGACATGGTACCGTTCAACACAATAGATGTTGCTGAAGAAATCTCAGCATAAGAACCCCAGGCCATAGTGGACATAGACCCATCTGCTTTCTTAGCATAACCAATACGCTCACCAATAGGACTTACCACGTGGTAGTTGCGGTCCTCAAACATCTCGTTGTATGTACGGACAAACATAGCAGCATTCATAGCTCCG